CTGAAAGAATGGAGCAGGCTGCATAACAATGGATATAAAAGAAGAACTGCTTGGCCTTCCCAAGCACTGGGGTTTTGTTGCCGTTCAAAATAAAAGACCCTATCAAAACGACTGGCAAAATAATCCACTTACTCGCTCACAATTGTTCAAAGAAATCTCTTCAAAAAAATCTACAGGTATTGGTGTTTGCTGTGGAACTCCTTCTGGTGGTCTTTTGTTTTTAGACCATGATGGCCCTTCAGCAGCAAAAATATTAGGTGAATGGGGCTTTTCTCTTTCCTCTCTCCCTCCATCATGGATGGTAACATCTGGTCGGGTCGGTAGATTCCAGATAATCTACCAAGTCCCAGAAAAGTATTGGTCAAAAATAAAGACACGCAAATTTCAAACAGGGGTAAAAGATGAGGATGGGTCAGTTGAGCAAATAGAACTGCGTTGGAATGGTACACAGTCAATAGTATCTGGTAAACATCCTAAAACTGACGGATATAGATGGATGGATGGTCGTTCACCTTCTGATCTGGAATTAGCAGAAGCTCCTGTCGCCATTATCGAAAAGATGATGGAGCAAAAGAAAAAGACAAAAACTCCTCAAGTACAAACTCTCAACTCAGATACTGATAAAGCACGTTCACTGCTCCAATCAATCAATCCAAACCGTTTAGATGATTATGATGCTTGGCTTAAAATTGGTATGGCCGCACATTCAGTTGGTGATAATTCACTTCTTTACGATTGGGAACAACTATCACAAAAAAACAGCAAATATCAATCAGGGGAATGTGAAAAGAAATGGGCATCATTTAAGTCGTCAGGTGTTTCTTTAGGCACTCTCCAGAAGTTTGCATCAGAAGATGGTTGGACTCCTCCACCACGATCTTTTCCAACTTCAATAAAACCAACAGAAGAACCAACACCTGTTCCTCGTAAACTTGAGCAACTCACATCACAGGAACTTATAAACTTTTTACGCCATTTAAAACAGGAAATTAGATTTAATACTTTCTCCCATTCAATCGAAATGGATGGCAAAGTTATAAAAAATATTGAACTCTTTTACCTTACACTTGCAGAACTTGGGTATAAAGTTCCAAAAGAAATGGCTATTGATTGCCTTCTTAAGGTCGCCCATGAAAATGAATATGATCCAGTAAAGCTATATCTTGATCACTGCTACAACGAAATTCAACCAACATATATAGATAGACTTGCTTCTACATATTTAAGACCACAAGATCAAAAACTTAAAGAACCCACAATTTATGATGTCATGCTTAAACTTACTCTTATTAATGCAGTAAGAAGAGTCTATATTCCAGGCTGTAAACATGATTCCGCAACTGTTCTCCAAGGTTCTCAAGGGATTAAAAAATCTTCCTTTTGGCAAACATTATTTGGCCCTTTCTTTTCTGATGCTCTTGGTGATATATCTTCTAAAGACGACCTCCTAGTTCTTCATCGTTCTTGGGGGATGGAATGGTCAGAAATTGATGGAGTTACAAGTCGCAAACACGCAGGCACAATTAAAGCATTTCTATCAAGAGCAACTGACCTTCTTCGTGTTCCCTATGGAAAAGCAGTAGAGGAATGGCCCAGACGTGGCATAATTGTCGGATCAACAAACAAAGAATCAGGTTTGCTAATAGATGACACAGGTAACCGAAGATTTCATATAATACCCTGCACTACAAAATCAATTGATCTTGACTCTCTTCAGTTGGAGAGAGATAGTATTTGGTCTGCTGCCGTTCATGCCTTTAAAAATAAAGAATCGCACTTCTTATCCTTTGAACAGGAGAATCAAATTGAAAAAGAAAATCTTGGCTATATGGTCGATTCCCCTTGGTTATCTGTCATCACTCAATATTTAAATGATCCAGCTAACGCTGTAAAGGACATCACAATTGAACTTTTATTAACTGAAGCGGTGGAAAAACCAATCGAAAGACAAACAAAATCTGACATCATGACTGTCTCATCTATTCTCAAATCCTTACAATATGAACGTAAAAGAAAACGCTTGGAAGGAACACCTAAATGGGTGTGGTTCTTACCTGATCTCACCCCTGTTCTCACCTCTGGGAACGCTTAAAATCCCCTCTATCACTATCTTATATATATATGTTCTCTATGTTCTCTATGTTTTATATATATATATAATAATAGATAATATAGAGGGATATATAGGGTTAGGTAAGTCTTAAGCATTACTGGGTACACTAGAGAACGTGAGAACAACCCCTAGTCTTAAATGAGTCTTATTTTGTCATTTTTAAATACTGAACTACTATAAACTTATGACTTCAATAAATGATTTACAAAACGATCATAAAAATGCTCGCAAGCGTACTGATCGTTCTTCTAAACTTATAAAAGAATCACTTCAAAAATTTGGTGCTGCAAGATCAATAGTGATTGATGAAAACAATCGCATACTTGCAGGCAATGGAACAATTGCTGGTGCAAAGGCAGCAGGGATAAAAAATCTTAAAGTTATAGAAACTGATGGTAATGAAATCATTGCCGTAAAAAGAACTGGGCTTTCAGAAGATGAAAAGGTTGGTCTTGCTCTAGCTGATAACAGAACCTCCGACCTTTCAGAATGGGATATAAATATGCTCGAAGAATTAAGCCAAGAGCATGACCTTAATCCTTGGTTTAATAATGATGACCTAAAAGAACTACTTGGAGAGACAGAAATCTTACCGTCAGAAGGTTTAACAGATCCAGATGACGTTCCAGAAGTACCAGAAGAACCTATTACAAACTTTGGTGATATATGGCAGCTTGGTAATCACAAATTACTTTGTGGTGATTCTACCGATCAAAACCAACTTGAACCTTTAATGCAAGATGAACTGGCTAACTTATGGCTGACTGATCCTCCTTACAATGTCAATTATGAAGGTAAAACTAGTGATAAATTAAAAATACAAAATGATCGCTTAAATAATAATGAATTTAGACAATTTTTAGCTTCAGCTTATGTCGTTGCTCATAAATATTTGAATGAAGGAGCTTCTTTTTATATTTGGCACGCTGATTTAGAAGGTTATAACTTTAGAGGTGCGGCTTATGATGCAAATTTGCAAATAAGGCAATGTCTCATTTGGGTCAAATCTTCAATGGTCATGGGTCGTCAAGATTATCATTGGCAGCACGAACCTTGCCTTTATGGATGGAAAAAAGGAGCATCTCATTTTTGGAACGCTGATCGAAAACAGACAACAGTTTTAAAATTTGATAGACCAAACCGTAATAAGGAACATCCGACAATGAAACCTGTTGATCTTTTTCAATATCAAATTACAAATTCTTCAAAACTAGGTGATATTATTCTTGATACTTTTGGTGGTTCTGGCACAACTTTGATTGCAGCAGAAAGAATACAAAGACAAGCTCGACTTGTTGAACTTGATCCTAAATACTGCGATGTAATAGTAAAAAGGTGGGAGGATTTTACAGGTAACAAAGCAAAACGTGTATCATCTAGTTAATGGGTAAAAAAGGATCAAAAGCTGAAACAATAATTAGGTCACAGAAGTTTGCTCGTATCATTGCAAATGGTGGCCGCAGATCCGACTGTGTTCGTTATGCAGCCGAGAACTGGGGGGTGGGAGAGAGAGCCTGTTGTAAGTACATAAACATAGCTAGGGAAGAATTAAAGAAGGATTGGGATATGGAAAGACCTCAGATGGTGGCTGACCTTTTGGCTCAATGCAGCACCTTACAAATGGAGGCTAGAAAAGCTGGTCATTATCATATTGCTCTTGGTGCAATCAATACAGCAGCCAAACTTGCACAGATTGTGTCGTGAGCATTTTAGATACGGCAAGACCAGGAAATGTTTTATATCAGATCGGTGCTTATGATTTACCGACAGCAAATGAAGCAATAGAGCGTATAAATCAAGATTTACTTCCGCATCAATCAAAGTTTTGTGATGACCTTGACCATAGAAAACTGGCCCTTGTCTGTGGATTTGGTGCTGGAAAAACTCATGCGTTAATTTCAAAATCTTGCATACTAGCAGCACTTAATGTTGGTCATGTGTCGGCAATATTTGAACCAACTGCGCCAATGCTTAGAGATATTTTGCAAAGAACAATGAATGAACTATTGGATCAATGGCAGATTCCTTACACATTCAGAGCATCACCATTACCTGAGTACAACTTGGAATTTGCGGAGGGAACACATACAATCTTGCTTAGAACAATGCTTACTTATCAACGATTAAGAGGGCAAAACCTTTGTGCTGTCGGATTTGACGAGGCAGATACTGTTCCAAAACGTGATGCGGAACAGGCAATGAACATGGCACTTGCAAGGCTAAGATCAGGTAATGTTCAACAATTTTACGCAACAACAACTCCAGAGGGTCATGGTTGGGCATTTGAAACATTTGAAAAAAATAAAAAATCTGATACAGGACTAATACAGGCAAAGACAAAAGATAATCCTTATTTGCCTGATAACTTTATTGAATCTCTTGAAGAGAATTACCCACCGCAGTTAATAAAAGCCTATTTACTAGGCCAATGGGTCAACCTTACGAGTGGGCAAGTTTATGATCGGTTTAATCGGAATGATCATGTAATTAATAAAATACCCTTTGATATAAAGATGGAGGTATTAAGAATCGGGGTCGACTTTAACGTGATGAATTGTAATGCCGTGGTCGGTGTCAAGTCTGGAGACAAGTTAATTATCATAGATGAAATATCAAAACAAAATGATACAGATGCGTTGGCACAGGAAATACTCAGGCGTTATCCTTCAAACAGAATATTAGTTTACCCAGACGCAAGTGGCTCAGCACGTTCAACGATTAACGCATCAAAGACAGACATTGCAATCCTTGAAAGTTACGGATTCAGTTCAATGGCTCTCAAGAGCAACCCCTTTATCAAAGATAGAGTTGCAACCGTCAATGCGTTACTACAGAACGGCAAAGGGGAACGACGTTTGGAGATTCATGCCCGTTGCACTCGTTTAATTGAGTGCCTTGAGTTGCAGAGCTACGATGAAAAAACAGGAGATCCAGATAAACAGAATGGATACGATCACCATGTGGATGCGTTAGGTTATTTAATTTATCGTGAATTTAATATTCTTTATGGTAGAACAGGCAAGCCAACTGGTATTAGAATATATTAAAAGTAATGATATTATGAGGAAAAACCGTGTATAGCTCTCTGAATATTTACAATCAGCCTGTAACACTAGCTCCTACAACGGTTGCAAGTCCTAACGCTGCCTATCAGAGGATGGCTAATTTCTGGGGTTTGGTTGAAGATTTGAAAGAGGGAACATATAAAATTCGTAGTGAACATAGAAAATATTTAAACCAAGAACCAAGAGAAACTGATGATGCTTATGATACAAGGTTGGCAAGGTCAACAGTAGTTCCATATTTGCAGCGTATCGAGAAAATGTTATCTGGAATGTTGGTCAGAAAACCTATTAGACTTGATGATGTATCTGACTTGGTAAGAGAACAGCTGTTTGATGTTGACCTTGAAGGCAATGATCTTAATGTATGGCTATATCAAACAGCTAGGGTTGCGATTTCTTTTGGTCATGTTGGTGTTCTTGTTGATGCACCGAAAGATGGAGAAAAGGCAAGGCCATATTGGGTTACTTATGCTCCAAAAGATATTCTTGGTTGGAGGACAGAAATTGTTGACGGTGTAAGAAAACTTGTCCAGTTACGATTAATGGAACAGGTTATTGAAAACGATGGTAAGTATGGAGAAAAAATTATAAAACAGATCAGAGTGCTTGAGCCTGGTAAATATGAAATACATAGAAAAAACAATAAGGGCGAATATAAACTACATGATGAAGGAGAGATGAGTATTAAAGATAAAATACCTTTTTCTGTTGCCTATTCAAACAGGGTTGGATATTACGAAAGCCGAAGTCCTTTATATGACATAGCAGAATTGAACCTTAAGCATTATCAAATACAAAGTGACCTTGATAATATCTTGCATATCAGTTCTGTTCCATTACTTGCTGTCTTTGGTTATCCCAATGCAGATGAAATAACAACAGGCCCTAATGAAGCATTATCATTACCACCCGAATCAAGGATGGAATATGTCAGCCCTTCTGGTGATAGTTATGACAGTCAGTTTAAAAGGCTTACAGATATTGGAGAACAGATTAATACATTATCATTAGCAGCGGTACTTGGACAGAAGTTAGTAGGAGAGACAGCAGAGGCAAAGAGAATAGATAGATCCCAGAATGACAGCACAATGATGGTAATAGCACAGCAGATGCAAGACTTGATTGATAACTGCCTTAAGTTTCATAGTGAATATTTAAATGAACCTAATGCGGGCAGCAGTTTTGTTAATAGAGATTTTGTAAGTACGAGATTAGAACCACAGGAAATTCAATCATTACTTGCATTGTTTACCTCTGGTACTATCAGCCAAGAAACATTACTGAATCAACTAAGCAGTGGTGAGATTCTTGGTGATGATTTTGATGTGGAGGAAGAAGTTGAGGCAACACAAGCTGGTGGATTAGTTGAAATGGAAGCCCCAGCCCAACCTGACGCAGCTTAATGAATGTCAATTCCAGAGGTATTTTTTAGAGAGACTATTGATCTCAACCGTTTCAGTAATGCTGTCGCCAAAAAATATGCTGTCACATATAACGAGGTAATTTTAAATGCTGCTAAACAGTTAAGAAATATAGATATACGACAAAGAAAAGCTGGAGAGGCAGTGGTTATTGCACCACAGACAAGAAAAAGACTTAGAGCAATCATAAAACAAGCCAAAGACAGCCTAAATACATGGTCTGGTGCAACGGCAAGAGATTTCAAGAAAGAATTGCAGGGGATTACCATTTTACAAAGAGATTTTATTGTCAATGAACTAAAAAAGGTAACAGCATCTGGTAATGTGCCGATCAATAGTGTTGCCATTAGTCCAAAATATGCAGATTCTTTTATCAGCACTGATCCAACCCAAATTAATATTTTTACAAGTAAACAATTCACAGAGGATGATTTTGTAAAGTTTGGTGCTGGTAAGTTTGAACTTACTGCGAGACAAGGTGCTGCTGTAACTTTGCCCAATGGTCAAACTGTTGAAAAAGCATTTCGTGGTATTGCTGCCAGTTCACAAGAAAAACTTGCATTGGCGATTCGGTCAGGTGTATTCAGTGGGGAGACAACACAACAAATTGCAAGACGATTAGTTGGTGGACTTGATTTTGGTCAACCAGGAACTGTAAAACAGATTGCAGCAAAAGGCGGTGAGGTCACAAAATTAGCTAACTACCAGATTCAAACTATTATTAGAACTTCTGTCAATCAAGTACAAAACCAAGCATCACAGGCTGTATATGCTGCAAATAGTAAAGTTTCTCCAAAATATGAATATGTTGCAACGTTGGACTCTAGAACAAGCCCAATATGCCAAAGGTTAGATGGTCAAAAATTTGAATATAATAAAGGGCCAACACCTCCTCAACATTTCAACTGTAGGTCTACTACTGTTCCTATTGTTGACTTTGATGGATTACAAAAAAAATATCCTGAGCTTGAAAAGCCACCAGCCACTGCACTTGATACAAGGCCAAGCATTACAGGCAGAGTCCCACAGGGGCAGGCATATGGTGACTGGTTATTAAATCAAGATCGAGAGTTACAATTAAAAACTCTTGGTAGTGAACAGAAAGTAAAGTTTTTTAAAACATTAGCTGGTAAAAAAAATAGTTCAGGTCAGAAAGCACTTAGGCAGATTATTAGAAGTGATGGAACAGAAAAGACAATAGACCAAATCAAAAAAGAATATAAACTATAGATATGCCATTAAAAAAAGGAAAATCACAAAAAACCATTTCTAGCAACATACGTTTGCTGATGAAAGAAGGTAAGACATTAAAACAAGCTCAAGCAATAGCTTTATCAACTGCTAAAAAACGCAAAAGGAAGTAATATAAAAACAGCTACTTTTATTGTCATGCCTTCACACTACGGATCAATGAAACCAAAGGGTAAAAAGAAAAAAAAGAAGGGAGGTAAAAAATAATGGGATATACATTCAAAGTCCAGACTTATGATGAGTCAAAGCCAAAGGCTGTAAAAGAAAAACCAGCAACTAAGAAAAAATCTAAAAAGTGAGTAGAAAGTTCCGCAAGGTAGCCAAAGACAAAAAGACAGGTGTTCCAAAAAAATATCTGTCTGGAGCAAAGAACAAGGCAGCAAAAGCTGCTGAGATCAAGAGGACTGCCGAAGCCTACAGAAAAGGAGAGTATATTGATATAAAAGCCGTATCCAAATCAAGAGTTGCCCAAAATGTCACCAAAAAAAGGAAAAAGCGTAAAAAAAGCACCAAAAGCTAAACCTTTAAGTGCAAGAGTAGTGACTGCTTTAGAAAATAAAGCAAAAGATTCAAAGTTCACTTTTGGGGAACTTAAATCTGTATTTAGAAGAGGGCAAGGAGCTTGGTTGCAAAGTGGGTCAAGAAATGTAGATATTAATACTTGGGCTTTTGGTAGAGTAGATAGTTTCGTAACTGGTGATGGTGGGGCAAGGGAGGCAGATGCCGATATACTTGCAAGAGCAAACAAAAGAATTAGGAACAAAAGAAAGAAAAAATGAAACTAACTACCAGACAAAAAAATACACTTGCAAAGCATCAAAAGGCTCATGGTCATACAAAGGCTCATATGGAATATATGAAACGTAAAATGAGAGAAGGCATGAGCTTTACCGAAGCTCATAATATGGCAATGAGGAAAAAAGGCAAATGACAATTAAAAGAGGTGGTCATACTTTTGCTGGGGTTGACAAACCAATCAGAACTCCAGGTCATTCAAGTGGCAAGTCTCATGCCGTGGTTATAAAACAAGGTGATGGATTTAGGCTCATCAGGTTTGGTATGCAGGGAGCAAAAACAAAACCACCAAGAAAGGGCGAATCAGACGCAGACAAGGCAAAACGCAAAAGTTTCAAGGCTAGACACGCAAAAAATATTGCAAAAGGTAAGACAAGTGCAGCTTATTGGGCTGACAAAGTAAAGTGGAGTTAGTATATTAATAAATATTACGATTTTTTATGTCAGAAGAGCCAATCAAGCCAAACCCTTCTCCTGAACAATATGCAGCTTTACAGGAAGAGTTACAAAAACTGAAAGCTAATAATGCAAAATTATTAGATCAGAATATAAAAGCAAAAGAAGCAGGGAAAGCTATCCCACCAGACGTTGATGTAAATGCCTTGATTGCCTATAAGCAGAAAAAAGAACAGGAAGAACTTGAGGCTCAGGGAAAATATGAGGAGGCAAGGGAAAAACTTGCGACCCAATATCGAGAGGCTGAAGAGGCAAAAAACAAAAGGATTCAAGAGCTAGAACAAAGACAGAGAGAGCTTGAAGTGGAAGCCCCTGCTGTCAGTGCATTAGCTGATGTGGTACATGACCCACAATATGTCTTGTCAAGAATAAACAGAGATCAACTTGCAAGAGAAGCTGATGGCACTGTTGTTATCGTTGATGGTTATAACAGAACACCAGTGAAAGATTGGGCGCAACAAAAGATGCCTCAATGGGTACAAAAAAACCCAAGACCACAGGGAGGTGGTGCTACAACAACTAAAGTTACTGCTGATGTTATTACAGGAGAGGCCAACCCATTTGCCAAAGAATCTTTTAATTTAACTGAGCAGGCCAGATTATATCGTACAGACATTAATAAATATAATATGCTCAAAAATGCAGTTAGCGGTTAATATAAAGGTAACTTGTTTGTATAAGTTAGGTGTTGTCACCGAAAAGTAAAAATCATTAGTACATTTTTTAATGGCTACATTAAGAAGTGATTTAATTATCCCTGAGGTTTTTACACCCTATCTGATTGAAGAAACAACTCAAAGAGATGCTTTCTTGCAGAGTGGGGTCGTGACACCTCTAGCAGAATTAAATCTTTCCGCAGAAAGAGGCGGTGACTTTGTAAAGATTCCATTCTACAAAGCTAACTTATCTGGAGACTTTGAAGTTCTTACAGATTCATTATCATTAACACCTGGCAAGATCACAGCCGATAACCAAATCGCTGCTGTTCTTCATAGAGGTCGTGCATTTAGTTCAAGAGACTTAGCTGCATTAGCAGTTGGTGGTGGCCCAGACCCAATGGCTGCTATCGCTCAGAAGATGGCTGCTTATGTTAACAACCAGAAGCAGAAGGACTTATTCTCCTGTCTAACTGGTGCATTTGGTTCTATCAACGCAAACGACAGCAACTCTGCTTTGTTTGATCTAACGATTGATTCAGAATCAGGTGACTCTCCAACAACATTGAGTCCAAGACACGTTGCAAAGGCACAGGCCTTACTTGGTGATCAGGGATCAAAGCTTACAGCCGTTGCAATGCACTCCAAAGTCTATTACGACTTAGTTGAGAGAAATGCGATTGATCGTATTTACGACAACACTGGCGCACCTGATACAGCAGCAACTTCTGGTACAACAGCAAACGCTTTCCCAGGAACAACATCTATTCCTACATTTATGGGATTAAGAGTTATTGTTTCTGATGATGTGCCAACCACAGGTTCTGGTGCTTCTACGGAATTCAGTACGTTCTTTTTTACACAGGGAGCAGTTGTTACAGGTGAGCAAGCACCAATCAGAACACAGACAGATAGAGACATCCTTGCTTTGGAAGAAGCAATGGCTGTTGACCTTCATTACATCTACCATCCAGTAGGTTTGAAGTATGCAGTATCTACTGTTAACCCAACTCGTACCGTATTAGAGACAGTTGCCTCTTGGTCGAAAGTGTATGAGACAAAGAACATCGGCATCGTCCGCGCGACTAACGTAAGCAACCAGGACTAAAATCATGGCTT